GACCGTTTCGGCTTCAACGTATTCTTGCTGGTAGTAGCTGTAATCGACTTGGTATGGATTGCCTGCAATTGGACGTGCGCCGTAGTTGTACAGCACTTTATACTGTTCATGCTCTGCGGGTGCATTGCTGTTGGCTTGCCATTGGATTTGACCGTCTGCGTCCACGATGTAGTTTGTGGTTTCAGCGTATTCGGTTTCGCCCATGTAAATCTTGGCGACTTCCAGCAACGTAGTAGAATGGTCGAGTGGGTCTGTGGTACCAGCACGACGGTCTACGCTTTCAATCACTTCAGTACGTAGCCATTCGACCGCGCCGTTGTTGTTGCGCCAATCGACGTTTTTCACAAACACGTCATCACCGCTATACACTTTACTGATTTGGATAACATCCGCGTGTGCGAGAATATCTTGCTCACTGTCAGCAGCACGAGTGAGGGTTTCGCCATTCACTTCCACCCGCGGCTTTTGCAGCGATTGCAATACGCTGGTGGTGGGTTGTGGCGCACGAGGCACACGGATAATCACGATGGTTGCGCCTGCTTGGTCGAGAATACCGTCTAGCGCCCAAGGGATTGTGCCACGCCCGCCGAGTTTGGCTTGCAGTTCTGGTTCGCGTCCCACCATTAAAACGGGCTGATTCAGCGGAAATGCAATGGGATCAGCATCCGGGGCTGTACCCACTAAACCAATAATGGACATCCGCAGTGTGCGGATTGGACGTAGGCCGTTGTCAATATCAATGACCCCGACCCCATGAAGAAAGCGATCAGGCATGTCCTTATCCCCTTGTATACAGCGTCCTTGCTGCGGTTTGTTTGAAACCTTTTTCTGCGGTACGTTTAACTAAGCGTGAAACCTGTATACACCCCGTCGGTGTAGGCAAACGTCTTGGTTTGAGTCGTTGTACCGTCAACTGCAACCACTTCAGTATTCACCGTGCCGTCGCCGTTGTAGGTGTAGCTTGTCACGCGAGTTGAACCGTTTTGTAATGACTCGGTGACGCTGGCAACCGTGCCGTCGCCGTTCCATGTTGTGCTTGAACCTGTCACAACCAGCTCTGCTACGTCCTGTAGCGCGGTATCCACTTCCGCAACCTTGGTGTCGAGCGTGTTAGTGATGTTTTGCACTACAGCATTTTCTTCAATCGCGTTAATTGCATCTTGTGCTTCGACCAGCTTGGTATCGACCTGCGTTACTTTTGCATCGAGCATGTTGTTGATGTTTTGCACAATCGCAGGCTCTTCGAGCGCCGCAAGTGCTGTCGTGCTGGCAGTTTGAAACGCGCTGATTTCTGCGGTTTTGGCTGCATCGAACTCGGCAGCTTTAGTTGCTTGCATGTTGTCGAATGCGTTTAGCTTGGCTTGGCTGTCTGTATCCCACACTGCTAAACGACTATCTAAACCAACGATGTTTTCGCGGAATAGTTGTGCCAATTCCTGATCGGCTTGAACTAACGCAGCGACTTGGTGTTCTAAACTCATATTCCTGTTCTCCTATAGAGTTGCTACCGCTAACTCTAAATCGTACAAACGCTGTTCGGCTTTCATGCCTCGCAGCATTTCTTGAATCTGCGCAGTCGCCATTTGCGTGAATTCTTCTGCGAGTTGCAGACTGCTAGGGTCAACGGTAACGGCTACGGTGACAGAATCGGGTGGAAGTGTTTCTAACACCAAGTCAAATGCGGGATACACGTCAACCGCCCGTGACTTCCACGCTATTGGTTTCTCTGGGTCAGCCCAAATCGCTAACAGCGTGCCGTCATCGAGAAAAAAGCCAATCTCGTTGATCCAGTATTCCACACCGCCATCATCAACCAAACCAACAACGCGAATCTGCTTGTCGTTAATCGCCGCGCCTTCCGCCACAGGAATGCGTTGCTGTTCTGAAGCTAACGCCGTGGCGGTTTGGTCGGGTGTCCATTGCCCATCACCAAACGCGATATGCGAAATCACGCATTGCAAACCATCGTTTGCAGCGTTGAAACAGGCTTGTAAACCTGCATCGGTGATAACGGGCGTGATTGGTTCAGACATTAGGCGATGCTCTCACCATTGAGTAGTGCGGTTTTTTGCGCTTCGGTCAGTAATTCCTTGCTGACCAAATAACTCAAACCTGCCTCCACGTCTGGATCGGTTACGTCCACATCGCCTAGATGTGCGTCATCCCAAAACACTTTTACACCCGCATCGGTTTCAGATGCAGTTTGAATCGCTTGCAGCTTGGCAAACCCAAATAAATTGCGAAACTCGCGGGTGGAAAATACCGTTTGTGTGCGTGGGTTATGCCAACGCCAGTGGGTGTAATTAGCGTTAGCTGTCGCTTCATCGACATCGCTAAAATCAATCATGTTACCGTCTGCGTCTAACACTAAAATCAGGTTATCATCGACGGGCAAATGCTTGTCAAAATGAGTATTGAGATAGTTTTCATCGGCATGGCAATAACTGATCGTATCGTCTTTTTTAGCAATAAATTGAGGCATGATGTTTTTCCGTTTAGGGTAACTGAACAACTTGATAACGTAATTTGTACGTTACTGAGGCATTCGACCCGAAGTAGCCAATGCGCAATGTTGTATTGTTGGCGACCCATGCTGTTAATCGCCATGCGTCTTCATGACCTGACAGCACCGCAAAACTTTTAGCCGCATTCACTGGGCTGATTTGAATATCGATATGGTTCTCAGGATCCGGAGTATGTGCGACTATACCTTCGATCAAGGCGGATTGAACCGAACCACCGCCCCCCACAGCACTCACCGCCGACTCAATAGAATTTAGCTTAGCGGTATGCTGCCCCAGCGTAGTTTCTACTGTGTCGGTTTGATTTTTGACTGTGGTTAAGTTAGTGGCTAACGCGCCTAGCGACGTGCCGTTGTTGTCCACTGCGGTTTGAATCGCCTGCACCAGCGCATCAACGTCGTTTACTTTGCCATCGACCGTGCCTAACAGCGTTTGCACGGCGTCAATCAGTGCTTTATTTTTCAGCACATCACCATGCACTACGGGGTCAAAATTGTTCATAGTGTTATTCCCTATAAAACAAAAGCCAAATGTAAGCGCAGGCATCCTGCCCCCGCCATACTTAAACTGCTTTGCGCTTGTACCGCAACTTCGCAGTTACGCTGCATCAAGCAACTTTTAGCGAACTGTGTCGCCATGCTTGCGCCTTGTGCCACATACGCATTAACTTTGCTGAGTGCGTTAGGCATGTATTCCGTAATCGCGGTACATTCAGTCTGTGCCGCTATACTTGCCCCCACGCCCACATGCGCCGTATTTTGCGCTTGTGCATTAGGCGTGTATTCGGCAATCGCGGTGCGCTCAGTCTGTGCCGCCATGCTTGCACCCGCGCCCACATGCGCCGTATTTTGCGCTTGGGTGTTAGGTGTGTATTCTGCAATCGCGGTACGCTCGGTTTGTGCTGCCATGCCTGCACCACACCCTGCTTCAATGTTCTCTTTGATGCGCACACCAATATCAAAGTGATAATGGCTTCGTGCTGGTTTTGACCAATCTACTAAAAGACGGATCGAGTCATATTCTTCATGCGTAATCACTACGGGGTTGCTGTCTGGCGTACTCCACACCCGCAAATGAAACGTATGCACGGGCAAATCAGGCAACAAATCATAAGTCTCGTAAGGTTGCCACCATTCAAACAAGGTAGTGTCTGGCAAGCCTGTAAGCCCTAAAATGCGCTTAACCGCCCAAGCCGTACCTTTCTTTTGGTGCAAGCGCACACTTTCGGCAATCACATCGCGGCGTGTTTGTTCACTCCAACGACTCTCCCATTCGTCTACCGACACATGCCACGCTAACCAGGGCAACATCCCCGACGGGCAGTTTTGTGCTTGGTAGAGCTTGAGGATTTCAACAGGCAGTGCAGTTGCGCCCGTTTGTACCTGTTCTAAATCAAGCTCTAGTTGGGTGGCGTTGGGTGGCAGTAGGGTTTGCATACCGCTTACAGTTTGATTTCCAGAGGCTTGCCGCGTTTTTGCTCGTACTTGCTGGCAAACAAATTAATAAAATCATGAATGTCTTTGCTGTTGATTTTGCCGTCAGCGATGCGCTCTTCTACAAACGCAGAAACATCGTTGACCAGTTCAACGCCATCATTGTCAGGCGATACCTGAACGCTAAATTCCAGCCCAGGTTCGCGGTTTGCGTCCATCACTTCATCTGCGAAGTCGTGAATTTCTTGCACCGTTAATTTGCGGTCTAACAACTTTGCACCTACGCTAAACAGATTGGCTAAAAATTTCATTCGTCGATCCCCATGTTGTTCAAAATAAAACCATCACAAAACGCCGCTTGCTGAGGTTCAATCACTAAACCGCTGGGCGTTTTCAACTCCACACGCTGCACCCGCTGTTGATGCAGGGCTGCGTGTAGTCCTGACACGCTGATGTCGTGTCCTAACATCCAATTGGTTGTGCAGTATTCGCGTACTACGGTATTAGCTGCGGCTAAAACTGTATTGCTGTCAAAACCTTTGTAAAAATACAAATCCGCTTCAACGCTGTAGTGCGTGACCTCAGCAGCTTGCACAATCACCTCATCGGTGAGTGGGCGTATATCATCCGCATTCAGTGCGCTATCGACGGTAGCCAGTAATTCATCGCTGGGCGTTCCATCGCCCTCAGTGCTTAAA